TTGCATGTGTTTGTTCGTTACGAACTTCACATCCAACTTCCATCATCCACTCATCAGTTCTACCATCTCTACCATCATTAACGATATCGCTTCTAAGCTGCATATCTCTTGATGCTAAAGGTCGTAAGTCAACATTTGCCAAGTCTACAGCAAGAGCATAATTCTCATATGCACCCTTTAACATTGGGTGAGGTATGAAATTCAATGCTCCTACAGGTCCTTGATATGATGTTACTCTTAAACCAGCAGTTGCATTAGCAGCTCCTGCCTCTTGAGTTAATCTACTTGCCTGACTACTCGCTACAGCTGCAGATACAGTAGGACCAACACCCTGTCTACCAAGGGCTGTAATAAATCTCAACCACTTGTTAGAACAAAATACTGTTTTTTCCATAGAACCTTCTACCATGTCAGAGAAGATATATTCTACAGCTGCATCCATTGCATCTAAGTCTGAAGCATCAAAGTCAAGCTGAAGATTAGAATCGCCTCTTCCATCAAGAGAACTGATAAAACCAGTTCCTGCAGATTGACCTATCCCAAATCCAGCCATTGTTCGTGCTGGATTCTCAGATGTTGCATCTAGGCTTATATCACCATTAGTTAGCATAGCAAATTCAATATCAGACTTGATTTTAGCAAGTTTTCTTGCTTGTAATCTAGCTAATTCTGAACCACCATAGTGCTTTGCTGCTTGAGCAGTACCTGTAATTGCATAAGGCTCTCTAAAGATTTGAGTACAATTCTTTAGTCGTCTTACTTTTTTAGGTGTAGAAATACCTACTGCAGCACCCTCAGCAATACCACCTACTCCACCTTCTTTCTTGAAGTAGTCAGCATCTACTATATTGTGAACACCAAAACCAGATGTTCCACCAGTTGGAGATATACTTGCTCCAGTAAAGGATGTTTTAGTTCCAGCATCATGAAAAGCTCCTGCATTTCCAACATAAGCAAGCTCAATCTGACAATCTGTATCGATTGCGATAATGTCAGCACCATCAACATGGCCCTCAACATACCATACAGCATCGCCAGCTACTGTTGAACCATTATTATCTATAGTTGTTGCAGTACCACTATGTACAGCAAGAAACTGAACTGATGTATCAAGTGGAGTTGTTAAATTAACATCCTGTCCAACAGCAATACACAAAAGATGTGTAGAAGCATCATCTGATAAACCTCCAGTTGAACCAGATGTTTCATCGAAGGTAGCATAATAAACACCACCAGGTTCAAATGCTTCCATTTGTGCTTGTCTGTCAAAGTTAATAATACAGTTTCCACCATTAACACCGCTTGTTGCTTCATAAAGAGAGTCAGTAACATCTACTGAATTACTATCAGCACCTGCTGTCTTTATATCTTGTTTTACTGATTTTGCAATCATGTATTCGTCTTCCATCCACTCGAAAATTGGCACAGGAGTCACTGCCGTTGACATGCGACCCATTAGTGTCAATAAAGGTGTAACGGAAGGATTGTAGTAATGGATTTTAGAACCGAGTTCCAGTACCTGACGTTGTGTAGCATCAGAGAACTGTAACGCTGTTCCTGTTCCATAAGTTGTATTCGCCATTTTTGGCTCCTTTCCTTAAGTTATTATTGTCTACTAAACTTCATGAGACCATCAAAGAAATCGTCCTTTTCCTTATCCGAAGTTTTCTTCGTAGGAGGAGCAGACCCTGTAGTAGCAGCGGCTGTCGTTCTTTTAGCCGACACTTGCTGCTCAGCGGTCTTTTCTTTGTTTATCTCATTTCTGTTGCCTTTAAGGAAACGATATACTTGTACTAAAGTTTCGTTAGTTAGATTCTGGTCAGAAGAGATAAATTCTTTGTAATCAACAATTTCATCATCACTCATGCCCATCGATTGTAATTCAGCAAGTTCTTTCATTTGAGCGTCTTTTAAAGCTATTTCCTGTTTGAAGTTATCAACTTCTTTTACAGCCTGCTTCCTGCCCTGCGTAATAAGCCATTCATCATGTCCTTGTCTCCAAGTATATGATTCTGTTCCTTCAATACCTTCATCAAGTATATCATAACCATCTGGCTTTTTAGGAGGACCATCTGCTTTTTCCTGTTCTTTATTTAAAGCATCCTTCATTGCTTTCACAACCGAAGGATTATCTCTTAAAAGAACATCAAGCTTTTCAAGCCTCTCAACATCTTCAGCTTTTTTATTAAGCCCATCTTTATCCTTGTCTATTTTACCTTGAAGTTCTCGATATGACTTAGCAAGATTAGCTCTTCCTTCATCTGTATCTTCAAACTTATTTTCTATTAACCAACTTTTTGTATCAGTTACGTTTTCCTCTTTGGCTTCAACATTAGATTCTTCTGGTTGAGTTTCCTCACTTTGAGTTTCTTCACTTTGAGTTTCCTCTAAAGAGCCTTGTTCTATATTGAAGTCTTGTAGGACATCAACTACATTAAGGTTATCTTCACCTGTTTCTTCTACTTGTTGTTTTTGGTCGTCTGACATTTCGATGCTCCTTATTTATCAGTTACCCTATCCCTATATCGGGGGTCGGGGCTGTTTGTTCTGAGTTAACCGCCTTTTCAGCACTAGCTAAATCTTCTGCGACTTGTTTTGTTTTATTCCGCTGTCGTTCAGATTCCACCTTAGCTTGAGCTTTGACATTAGCTTGTGCCTGTATAACAGGTTTAGTAGCCTCTGATACTTCAGCTCTCATCTTAGTATGGAACAATTCACGTTCACGTGTCTGCAAGTCACCATCTTTAGCCTTTAATTCTTCTTCTAGAGCTTGAACTCTTTGTGATAATTGAGATATCTCAGACATCCTTTGTAATAAAGATTGTTTATCCATATCTGTTCTCATGTTCATTATAACTTGAGTCTTATCTATAATTCCAGCACCTAGTAATTGTAAATCTTGTTCTAATTCTGCTCTTGAAGATTTTGCCTTCGTTGAGCCTATCACGACTCTAATATCTACTGTATTAGAAACCATGTCATATACTTTTATTATATCACCATATCTATCTACTGCTGACTGATTTACTGCAACTTCCTGTATTGCTCCAAATTCATCAGTCATTCTTAATATTCTTTCCTGATTATAAACATGTGGTATCCATTCTACAACTATCTTACCAGCATTTGTTAACATATCATAAATAGGTAATATCTTCCAATTCTGTTTTCTTGATACTGCATCTTCAACAATTTGAGCTTCCCCTACAGTTCCTGGAGATGCCCCAGCATATCCTTGCATATATTTATACGCCCCAAATACCTGTTCGATATCTAGTTCATATCTCGATTTTTCTTGGAATAGCTGAGAAGAAACAGCAGGGGGAGCAAATTCTTTTATCTTTCCTTCTCTCAATGCTCCTGGATTAGCCCTTATAACTGCATTGGGAATATTCCATTTTTGTAATTCTTTAGGGTCAATTGCTCCATCTTCCACTACAAGTTTAAAATTAGTTGTTGCACTTGTATGAGAAATAAGTAATGCCTCTGTTCTATTTAGCATCCTTTGAGGACTCTTTGCATGTCTCACATCTCCAGAAGGGAATGGAGTTCCTACATATTCATTACATGCAGGAATAATAGGATAGTTTGAAATAGGTAATATTTCATCATAATAAACCTTATCTCCTATTACACAAGTCTCTCTAACTTTAATATCATATACTATTTTTTCTATAATCCCTTTTTTATCAATTAACTCTTGATATCTGGGGTCTTTGGTAAATTCTGCATATCCATCTTTCCCGAATATCTGCTGTTTCCCTGATGTTACCTCTGTAAGCATTGCCATAGGGATACTTACTTTAGAGAATCTTATAAATTTTCTTACTTTAGGTTGAGCGTCATCACTATCATCTGCTCTTGTAAATATTTCATCTCTATCATACTTACCAGTACTGATTTCATTTCTGTAATAGTCTTCTTTGATATCATCAATTTCATCTGCAAAATCAGGGAATGCAATTTTAAGAGATTCCTTTGTATGTAAGTCAGAGTATATAATACTAGTTGCATCAGAAAAATCTGGATTAGAAGAATTAGGGTCTATAAATACAGCTTCGGGATTAACTCTTCTAACTTTTATAGCTCCCAAACCCCTCTCTGCATGATAATCAGGATAAATATGTAAATATCCAATACCTTTAACAATAAAATCTTTACAGCAAGCTCTAAACTGTGCATCTCCACTAGAACTATACCATATATTATCCATTAACTGATTATAAATAGATGCAAACTTTCCATCCATCTCCCCGACAGGCTCTACGTCCCATTCAGGTTTGCCTGAAGCAATATTGGAAAGCACCTGCTCAACAGCAGGTCGTATCTTGTTATTAGACTCTGGAGGTTGCCCAACACTAATTAAATATTCTTTTTGGGCTTGAGAAAGTTGTTTGCCTAAGAAAAATTCTTCATCTTCTGCAATTTGGTTTCTGTATTCGCTGGACTCGCTTTCATATATCGTATATTCGTCACGAATATCGCCTGCTTCAATTTCTGGTATTTCTAAATCTTTTAATTTAAGCATAAATCCTCGCTCATAAAATAAATACTTTTAGGACACAAATCAAAGTATTATAATTAATTATATATTAATTCCCCAGTTTCCCAATCTGCACCTATAGATAATTCTGGATGCATCCACTCTCCTGATTCAGTCAATTCAAGGTTTGGAGCATAGATATCATCAGTTGCCCACCTCAACGCATCTAGGGTATCTTTAGTAGTTGTCGCATGTTCTTTAAAGCCCAGCAATTCTTGTTGCAAATCATAGTGTTCATCTTTAAGAAAGACTGATTTAGATGCAAACATTGGCTGCATAGACTTGATTCTATAAAATTTCTTCTGTATTGCTTTTTTTCTATTGATATGAAGATACTTTCCAGACTTTTTTGAAGTCTTTTCCATATAATCAGAAAGCATCACATGTCCTGTCTCTTCTATATTTACATATCTAGGATGATAAAGTTCAGCTAATTCAAATATTTTCTGAGCTCCATCCATCGGAGATACTTGACCTCTAAAGTAGTCAATAACATAAATATTAAATTCTGCATCCACTGCAACAGTCATTATTACTGTATAATTAGCTTTTATGTTTTCTGAAGACGCTGGGTCAACTCCCATAAAAATGTTAACAGGTTTTTTAATACTATCATTACCATCTTTAATAACAACATAATCAATATCGCCATCCCTAGTGTAATACCCATCGTAATATTGAATGTCATCTTTTTTAAAGACTCTAAAAGAGTCGTCCATGGGGACATTTTGATATTCTTGAAAAAAGTAACCAATGTCTCCCTTAGTTCTCGCCTCTTCTCTTCTTTCAAGTAACCATGAATAAGGTCTTCTATCTTCCCATAATACTTTTGGAATTTTCTCTTTATCATGAATCTCCTTTCCAGACGCTACAAACTCATGTTTCTTAGTGTCTTGTATAATAGACTGGTAAAACAGCCCTTTCCATCCCTTGATTATCTTCTTTCCATCTTTATTATATGCTTTTGAGCCAGCAACAGAGTTTAAATAGGCTTCTTCATCTACAATAGTTCCAATAAATACAATTTTACCATCATCAGAGCCAGGGACAACTGATGTATCTATCCATCTTCTAAATTTATCTCTCTGAAGTGCTGTAGCTGTATTACCATCACCCTCTCCATCGTCAATAATAGTTAAGGTAGGACGATATGCTCCATATTTAAGTCCCCTTACTTTCTGGCCTGTACCACGAACCATTATCTTACAAGTAGCTGCAGTAGACCCATCAGAATTATATTCTGTAATTATTTCTTTTTCTTCTTTGCCCCAGACATCCCCCATTCTGTTCCCGAAAAAATAATGCAATTTTTCATTGTATTCTATTTCGTCTCCAAGCGTTTGAAGTAAATACTTTGACTGCATCTCAGATTCTGATATTAATAAAATAAATCGCTCTTCCCCAAACAAAACTCTATGTAAAGGGTATATAAGTGATATAAGTGTTGACTTCGCATGTCCCCTTGGAGCAATAACTGCTAATTTCTCACCACAATTTAAATTAAGTAAGGTATCTATAACCTCATTATGAAAAGGAGGGGTTTTACTTCTAACGTGATAATGCATAGGCTGTTTTTCATCACCTAGTATTATTTTAGCAAAAAAGAACACATCTAAATACATTCTTCTCACTATTTCTCTTTTCTCTTCTTTTGTTAAATTATAATTTATCATGCTTTTGCGTTTAGGTTGGCTCCTACATTATATAACAGTGCGACTTCAAGGACACTAAGTTCGGTCATTAAGGTATCAATAACTTCAAGGACATCTTCTTCAAGCTCATACATAGAGCCATCTATATATAAGGTACTACTTTCTAGGTCCAGATTTACTTCTATCTCCGTCTTTTTTAACACTTTGCTGTTTATTGATTCCATTTATCTCTCCTTGCTGTAGGAATTTATCTATTTCATCTGCCGATAGCATCTTCCTAGCAACAGCCAATAGTTTTTTATCACCATCTTCTAATTGAATCATAGTACTTCCCTCAAGTGACTCAACTCTCTTATCGTCATGCCCTCTTAATGTACTCACTCTATTTAAGGCATTTAATCGAACATTGGGTGGGAATTTCTTATTTTCAATAAAATCTTTATATTCTTTGGCTATATAGTCATCATCTACTCCAATAGACCCTAGCCTGTCTTTCATTAACTCACTCATCATTCTCCTTACGCTCTTTTTAGTTAAAATGGTCCGAGCTCTTTTTAACGATGTATTTGGATTATTATCTTGATATACAGTCTGATACGTCTCAATTACACTTTCTTTAGTAAAATCACCTTGCTCATCAAACTTACCATGTTTCACTAGTTTCCTAACAAACTCTGATTGTAGAGCTGTAGGTTTTAAATCTTTTACTAAATTATACTCATGCATGTTATCATAATTATAATCAGGATATTTAAATGCA